CTAATGTAGTAGTATTACGTAGTGGCGGCGGACCAACTCCGGGTAGTACATCAGGTTATGATAAAAATGGAAAAACTGAATATTTTATAGACGATGTTGAAATTGAAACTATTGTAGCAGGTAATAATAACACTAGATCAACTAATGCAACATCTATTAAATTTAATGTTACTGAACCATACAGTATGGGATTATTTTTACAAACTTTGCAACTAGCGGCAAAACGTGCTAGAGGTCCTGATTCAACGTATCTAGAAGCACCTTATCTACTCACAGTCGAATTTAAAGGGTATGACGATGCTGGAAATTTTGTTCATGCTAGTAATTTGCGAAGAATGTTTCCGTTAAAACTTGTTGACATACAATTTGAAGTTACAGAAAGCGGAAGTCAATATGCTGTAGTAGCAATTCCATATCAAGAAATTGCACTTACAGATGAAACACAAACGTCACATACAGAAACACAATTTAGCGGTGCAACGGTTGCAGAAATGCTACAAACTGGTGCAAAAAGTTTTACTAAAATATTAAATGATAGACAAATTTTAAAAGAAGATGCTAAACAAGTTGGCAAAGGAGATCAATACATAATAGTATTTCCTAAAACATCAGCATCAGCACAAGAATCAGAGTTGTTTATGCAAGGCCAACCTGAGCAAGGTGATGATAGTGCAACTACACGTAAATTTACTGAAGAAGAAATAAAAGAATACTATGTTTCTCAGACAGGAGATGCTAATGGAAAGGTCCCCGACAACTATGAACAAGAACTTGAAAACAACAAAGGCATTTCAATCAAACGTAGTAACCTAGGTGAAAATATAAGAGAATATGCTGAAAAGTTAGAATTTATGAACGAAATTGGTAAAGCTACAATTACTAAAAGTAATCTTGACGCTGGACCAATGCCAATGACTGGAGCAACAAACGCTCAAAGTGAAACAACCAAAGGTAAAATTGATCGATGTAAAGTATCACGCACAGGTGATGTTAGATCATCAACATTTTCTGCAGGTAAAAAAATTCAAGACATTATTGAAGAAACTATTATTTTAAGTAGTTATGGTAGAGACATAGCTGATAAAAAAGCTGACGGAAACGGAATGGTTCCTTGGTTTAGAATACAAACTCAAGTGTTCAATGCAGACGAAAGCGCCAAAACAATAGGAGCTACAGGTAGACCTGCCAGAGTGTTTGTATATCGTGTGGTACCGTATCTTGTTCATAGAAGTAAATTTCAAGCAAGTTCAGATGCAAGTCCAGGAATAGTAAATTTGCAACGACAAGCAGTTAAAGAATACAATTATATTTACACTGGAAAAAATAAAGATATTTTGAATTTTGACATTAATTTTAACGCTGCATTTTTCACAAGCCTAGCAGGAGATTCAGGCCAGTTAGGAAGAGATTCAAAAACAGCAGTAACAGATGAAGTCACAGGCGGTAATGCTAGAGCAGTTAGTGGTAAAGGCGAGTCTACTAGTAATTTAGATACTGTATCAAAGTCTACGGATAAAGTAGTAAAGCCTAACAGTGTTGACGGCGGTGGTCCAGTTATCCATCCAGAAAGTCAAGTAGCAAGAGATTTTAACGAAGCATTAATGAATAGTCCAGTTGATTTAATGATGGTTGATCTGGAAATCATGGGCGATCCTTACTATATTGCTGATAGTGGTATGGGAAATTATAATTCATTACAAGTACCTGGAATATTAAATATTACTCGCGACGGTACAATGAATTATGAAAATGGCGAAGTTGATATAGAACTAAATTTTAGAACTCCGATAGACTATGGACAGAATTATATGGAATTTCCTGGCAACGGAACAGCACCTGTAGGACAGTTTAGTGGACTATATCAAGTATTATTTTGCAGTAATAAATTTAGTAATGGTCAGTTCACTCAAACATTACAAACTATACGCAGAAGAGCCCAGCCAGGCGAAACAACAGGAGACACTACAGCTATAAGCGGATTACTTAACTTAGATAATGCAACAGCACAATTAGCTGAAACATTTGCTAATACGTTAAACGGCGATCCTATTAAAATAGCAGAAGCAATTACTGGCGGACAAGCAGGATTAGGAAATATAGTAAATGGCGCACTCAGTGAATTAGATCAAAAATTTGCCAATGCAATTGCAACTGTAAGGAACGGAAGTATTCCTAAACCTATAACTGATGTAGCTTCTAAAGGAATAGCTCAAGGTAAGTCTGCATTATCTGGACTACAAGGATCAACATAATATGATTTCACAAAACCAAGAAACACGCTCATCTAATGCTAGTGCTAAATTAAGCAAAACTGACGGCCCAGGCCCATTTGAAGCAATTGTAAAAAATCACTTAGATGGTGAGTATATGGGCAGGTTAGAAGTTGAACTTCTCAAATCTAATACAGAAGGCTCAACACCTAATGTTGGTGGCGAACGTGTAATTGTAGACTATCTAAGTCCATTTTACGGAGTTACACCATTTGCAGGATCTACACCAAACGATAATTTTGCATCTTCACAAAAAAGTTACGGAATGTGGGCCATACCACCAGATGTTGGTACTAAGGTATTAGTGATTTTTGCTGAAGGAAATAAAAGCAGAGGATTTTGGATGGGTTGCATACAAGATCGTTATATGAATTTTATGGTACCAGGAAATGCTAGTACAAAATATAACACACAAGATCAAGAAACGCAAATACCAGTAGGCGAGTATAACAAGAAAACTGAAGAAGCTGTTGGAGCAGATCCAACACAGTTTTTAAAGCCTGTTAACACTGATGCACTAACTCAGTTAACAAATGCTGGTTTACAAATTGACCAAATTAGAGGAACTACTACAAGCAGTGCTAGACGAGAAACTCCTAGTATGGTATTTGGATGGAGTACTCCAGGACCGTTAGATAGACGCCCCGGACACCCTACAACAAAAATAGGCGAAACTGGTGCTGAAATAGATATTCCTAGTTCACGATTAACTGGTACATCTCTTGTAATGGATGACGGAGATCCTAGTTTATTTAGAAAAGGCCCAGCTGGCGGCGAAAATGCTGTGCCTAGTGAATATACTACTTTAGACAACGGCGGTGATCCTAGCATACCAGCTAACGAATTATTTAGAATACGTACTAGAACCGGACATCAAATACTTTTACATAATAGTGAAGACTTAATTTATATTGCACATGGTAGTGGCAAAAGTTGGATTGAAATGACAGCCAACGGTAAAATTGACATTTATGCAGAAGACAGTATTAGTATGCATACTAAAAATGATCTCAATTTTAAAGCAGCTAGAAATATTAATTTAGAAGCAGGTCAAAACGTTAATATAAAAGCTGGAAATGCAATGGCAATAGAAACAGGAGCAAATTGGAGTGTTAAATGCGGAGCAGATGGAATTTTAACTTGTGCAGGATCAAGTAACATAAGTTCTGCCGCACACAAAGAAACAGCCGGTAGAATAGACATGAATAGCGGAAGCGCAGTAGCTGCAACTGCTGGTGCAGCACCTGCTATAAGTAGAGTTCCGCAAGCTGGTGCTTGGACAGGAGCAGAGAATAAAAATCCTGCAGAACACACACCTGAAAAAACAAACAATGACCCCGAAGCAATTGCTGCAGGAACAGCAAATGCATCTAGTGACGACAAAGCACAAGACAAAGCAAATGAAGATACTTTTGCAAAATGTCCACCAGAAGAAAAATCACAAGAAACTAAGACTCAAGAAGAAAGACAAGCTGCCGGAAATGAAATTACTGATAACGTAAACGCAACATTGACTGACGAAAGTAGCACTTCATCTGATAACACGCAGGCCAACTACGAACTCGAAGCATTTGGTGGACAAGGTAGAGAAATAAAAGGAACAGCAACACTTACTGATTCAGAAGGACCATTTTAACAAGGTAAATACGTTATGAGCACATTAGAAAAAAAGTTATACAAAGAGATTACAGTAAAATCTAATAAAAGACCCGATTACGGAGTCGGCGAAAAAACATATCGTGGATTTTCTACAGTAAATCCGGATAGCATAGGCTATCAGCTCTATGATATACAAATCATTAAACAAGATATAATCAACCACTTTCATATACGCCAAGGTGAATTACTTAGCAATCCTAGTTTTGGAACAATTATCTGGGATATCTTATATGAACCGTTAACAGAAAGATTGAAAGAAGTTATTGCTGAAAATGTAACTACAATTATCAATTACGATCCGCGTGTAAGCGTTGTATCAGTATCAATAGACCAGTATGAAAGTGGTATACAAATTGACTCAACACTGTCATTTTTACCTTATAATATTTCTGAAAATATGAGACTAACGTTTGATCAAAACAACGGATTGTTAGCCAGATAATTATATACGCACTTTTCTAAATTTAATAAATACTGTATAATTAAAGGAAAGAAATATTATGTCAACAACCGATAGACAAAATAGGTTATTAGTAGCTGAAGATTGGAAGAGAATCTACCAAAGCTACAGAAACGCAGAATTCAAATCATACGATTTTGACAATTTACGTCGAACTATGATCAACTACATTCGTCAAAATTATCCAGAAGATTTTAACGATTATATTGAAAGTTCAGAGTACCTTGCACTTA